GAAGATGGCTTTTTTTATCTTAAATCACTCCCTGGATTCCAATTTAAATGGATATACGTAAAACTTGATTTCGATTATATGGTTTCAATTTTCAAGAAGGCCCAACGAATTGAAGAGCATGTCAGAAATAAAACACTACCACCGCAAATTGATGACTATTCTGTTTGCGAGCATTGCGGATTCTTGCATTTATGTCTGCCTTCTTTAAAGCGTCAGCCTATGGAGTTTATTGATGATGAAGACTTGGAGCAGAAGCTTATCAGGTGGGATGAACTCAAACCGATTAGCAAGGAATATGAGGAACTGGATAAGGAAATCAAGAAATCTTTTGAAGGACACGAAAAATTGATGATAGGTAACTTTATAATTCAAGGGCAACTTATTGAAAGAAAAGCATATGTACCAAAACCAGTTGAGGCAAGTTCTTATTGGAAATATAAAGTAGCAAAATTATCAATATGAGCGAACTCGAACATAAAATCTTAAACGATAAATAGGAAGTAGAACCAAAACAATTACAATTAATTTAAAAAGAAAGAAAGTAAAAAAATGAAAAATAACAAAATAATAAATACCGATTTTAGACATGGAGATATTTATTTAAAAAGAGTTAGAGATATCCCTAAAGATTTGGAAGTAAAAAACATCACAGTACTTGCAGAAGGTGAAGCCACAGGACATATGCACCAGTTTGCAACCCCCATAAAAGCATATACAGATACAATTAATGTAGACGCAAAGTTTTTAGAAATTATGTCAGATGTAGAACTTACTCATCCAGAACATAACACAATAATTATCGCTCCTGGAAAATATGAAGTTATCCATGAGCAGGAGTTTGATTATTTTGCTGAAGAGATAAGGAGGGTTCAGGATTGATTACAAAACTTACAAAAGAACAATTAGAGCTTATTCCCGTTGTTCGCCAGGAATGGTTTGACAGGATATTTAAGAACAGGATAGAAATAGATCGACAAGAAGTAACTGAACTTATTCGATGGCTATATGCCTTTGCTGGTATTAAAAATAAAAGACCTTTTGTGATCTTTCTTGATTCTCCGCTTGCGTGTCAATATGCAGCAAATATGATTAATAATCAGGTTCGGAATCAAGTTCGGGATCAGGTTCGGGATCAGGTTTGGGATCAGGTTCGGAATCAAATTTCGGGTAAAGTTCGGGATCAAATTTCGGGTAAAGTTTGGGATCAAATTTCGGGTCAAGTTTCGAATCAAGTTCGGGATAAAGTTTTGAATCAAGTTCGGGATCAAGTTCGGGGTCAAATTTTGGGTAAAGTTTGGGATCAAATTTGGGGTCAAATTTCGAATCAAGTTTGGGATCAAATTTCGGGTAAAGTTCGGGATCAAGTTCGGGGTCAAATTCGGGATCAAATTTCGGGTAAAGTTCGGGATCAAATTTCGGGTAAAGTTTGGGATCAAATTTGGGGTCAAGTTTCGAATCAAGTTCGGGATAAAATTTCGGGTCAAATTTTGGATCAAGAATTATTATATTTTGGTATTTCTTATTATGGGGATGTTTCAGATTATGGGTGGATTTCTTTTTATGATTATTTTGAGCGTATAGGATTGGATTATAAAAATGATAATTATAACAAACTTAAAAAGCTTATAACTTCTGGTATATTTTCCTTTATACCTCTTGATGATTTTTGTATTATTTGCCCTCTGCCTGATAAAATTCTAAGGCTTGATGAAAAACTGCATAGCGACACACAATCTGCAATCTCATGGAAAGATGGATATGAATTATATTTTTTATATGGAATCTGCTTTGAGAAAGAAATTTGGGGAAAAATTATATCAAGAGATATTACTGCAAAAGAGATCTTAAAGTTTGAAAATATTGAACAGCGCATGGCAGCATTAAAATTCTATGGTGCTGATAATCTCCTATCTGAATTAAATGCAAAGCTTATAGATGATACAGCTGGTTATGAGCTCTATGAGCTAGATAAAATATTTTCACAAACTGCATATTTTCTTAAATATTCCTGCCCATCCACAGGTAGGGTTTATGTATCGGGTATAGACCCCGAAGTAGGTAAACTTGGTGATGCTATGGCTGCATGTGCCTGGAAATTTGGAGTTGAAAAAAATCAATATAAATTAGCAGCAGAAAGCTAACTATGAAAAACATCTTAATCATCATCTTAATCTTAATTTTAATCGGTATCTCATTTTTACTCTTTGTAAAAGTGAACCTGGATTATCAACAAATTAAAGAGATGAAAGGAGAGCAGTTAGAGAGGGATAAGGAGTATCTGGAAAACTTAAGTCAGCTCACTGCCAGAAACAATGAGCTTGAAACTTTATTAACCGAGCAGGAGGCAAAAAATGTAAGAGACGAAGAATGTATATTGTATGAGGAAAATTATCAGATGTTTGAGGTAACGGCGTACACATCTTCCGAATGTGGTACGCTGACTAAAATTGAAGTCGATTTAAGCAAATTATGCAAAATACCTAAATGTTTGTGCTGTAGACCCTGACATTGTACCGTTGGGGTCTATGGTACTTATAAGATTTGCAGACGGGTCGGAGAAGGCTTATTTTGCTTGTGATACGGGATCGGCTGTGAAGGGCCAGATTATCGATATTTACATGACAGATGTTAGTAAAGCGTTGGAGTTTGGGCGTCAGAAACTATTAGTAAAAATTATTAAGTGAAAGTTAAATAAATGACATTGACATAAGATTACTTATATATTAGAATAATGAGGTAATATGAAATTTGAAGTAAAAGTCATAAAAATTAAATGCGAAAAGTGCGGACATATCTGGCAACCAAGAAATCCTGACGATGTTAGAATATGTCCAAACTGTAAATCCATAAGATTTGACGAGCCCAAAAAACAAATAAAAAGTAAATAAAATGGCAAAGTATAGACCAATACAAATAAGAATTTGGAAAGACCCTGACTTTGAGAAATATAACGCCAATATGAAGCTTATATTTATTTATTTGTGTACCAATGAACTTACAACAGAATCAGGGATTTATGCTATCAGCACGAGAACAATAAGCCAGGAAACAGGAATCCCAGTTACAACTGTTAATAAACTGTTGGCAAACGGTTTTAAAAATATAGTTTATGACTTTGAAAATAACTGTGTCTTTATTAAAAACTTTCTCAAATACAGTGTTGGTGGTAGTCCTGAACTTATTAAAAAATCAATTGAGAATAATTATGAAGATTTTCATACTCCTTTATGGAATGAATTTATTGAGAAATATCCTGAAAAATCAATAGGTTTACAAAGGGTTAATGAACCCATTGAAAAGGGTTCAATAGAAATAGAAATAGATAATAGAAATAGTATTAGTAATAGTAATAGTAATAAAGAAGAGGTTGTTAAGGGGAAGGAAAAAATCAAATATGCAGATTATGTTTCCATGACTGAAACCGAATATCAGAAACTAATTGACAAATATGGACTTGTTCGCACTAAAGCGTTTATTGAAAAACTCAATGTTTATAAAGGTTCTAATGGTAAAAAATATAAGGATGATTATTTAGCTATCTTGAATTGGGTAGTAAATGAAGTATTAGGCAAGTCTGAAAATAAAAAAGTAACTTCGGGAGTTTCCAAGTATGAGCATTATTAACACAAAACAAATAGCTGAAATGCCTGTAAACGACAGCGATTTAGAAAAGAAAATACTTAAAACTATCCTCTTAAATAAAAACAATATAGATTATCTTGCCATCTTAAATGAAAGTGATTTTTACAATGACGCAAATAAAAAAGTTTATCAAGGCTTTATGGAACTGGATGGAAATTTAGATATAGACCTTATTCCGGACGTCTTAAAGAAGTCAAAAGAGTTTATGAATGTAATGTTAATTGACCCTTTATTCAACTATGAGCTTCCTGTTTATATTGAGCGACTTCAAAAAATTACACAGCAGAGAAAAATACAGCGTCTGGCACTTGAGGCAACAATTAAAGTTAAAGAGGATAAATCAGCTTCCGAGATTACAAACTGGCTTGCGGAAGAATTTTCAAAGTTTACCGTAAAAGTGCAGGAAGACATTGAAAAACAGAACATGAGGATAAATACCGAACTTCTTGAGGAACTTCAAAAAGATGAATATTTCGGTCTTACTACCGGATATCCTACTCTTGATTATCGCATAAGAGGGTTTGCAAATGGGACTTTAACAATCCTGGGGGGCACTCCAAGTGTGGGTAAAACAACATGGCTCTTAAACATTATAAATCACTTATGCAAAAAAGGTAAAAGGGTTTTACATGTCAATTTAGAAATGAGTAATTTAATGCTTCAAATGAAAATGCTCTCAATTGTAACTGGTCTTTCTACATCACTCTTAATGATGACTAAAAAGAATTTTACAGATGAAAACTGGAAGGAAATAACAGACGCATTGAATTTAATGTCAGATTATAAATGGTTTAGGATTGGTGAAAAGGAAATTACCACAGCAACAATAGATAATACGATAAAAGAACAGGGAGGTTTTGATATTATTGTAGTTGATTATCTTCAATTAATCAGTCCGATAGTTCATAAAAAATCACGTTATGAAGACGTTTCAAATATCAGTAGAGAATTAAAAAAATTATCAACAAAACATAATATTCCGGTTGTGGTGGTGGCTTCAATTAATAGAGATTATGCAATGCGTGAGGATAAAATGCCGGTTATGAGTGATCTTAGAGATTCAGGCAATATCGAATATGATGCAGATCTCATACTTTTCATAACCAGAAGATCGCTTTTTGAAGAGCATGACGAGGTAAAGCACGGAATGGATAAATTTGAGTTTGAACACCACGCCGAACTTCTAATAGCAAAAAACAGGTGGGGATTTGCAAACAAAAAAATCTGTTTTTATTTTGATGGTGAAAAATCACTATTTAGGGAGGTTGAGAGTGATAACTGAAACGGAAGAAAAATATATAGAATTGAAAGAAGAATACGCCTGGTTATGGAATCAATATTGTAACTTATTAAAACTTTTTGAATATGGTAATAAAAATTAAAAACATTATCGATGAGGTGAATAAATGAGAGAACATAAATTTAAATTGTGGGATAAAAAAAATAAATGCTGGATAGACATATATGATATTGCTCTTAAAGAAAAAGAGTATAAGGATTTAATGTACTGCGATATGGAAGGTTTTGGAATCATGGAAGATGGTTCTCTAATTATTGCTGATGAGTGCGGGCAATATAAATATTTAGACTCTGAAAGATTTGAAGTTGTGGAATATAC